CACAAGGCTATTCGTCGGCAGCGTCAGATGTGTATAAGAGACAGGGAGTTATTTTTTCATTTTTCGTTTTGAAAAAAATATGATGTAATTGCTTGTAAATCGTTCTATTTTGCGTGTTTTGGTCTATTCCTTGTCATTATCCTAGAAATAACTTAAAATGCAATACAAGCCAATCTGTGAGCTTACAGGGGTATTATATAGCAGGGGGTATCTAATCAACAACCAAACAAAAAACCACTCGTTTGAGTGGCTGTGTAATTGAAGAGTTCCTCACTTTCTATTTTAATAAATAATTTTGTTCGTTTATAGTTTTAATAGCTTCCTTAACTTGTTCAGGTTTCCCAGTTATAACTAATTTTATTGTATCTTTCGTTTCAGCGTTCTTTTTACCTACTTTAAACAAGAACCAACTGTACAAGATGAATGATACAATATAAACAATATAAACCATTTACACCTCTTTCATTTCTTCAATTGTTTCCTCTACTGTTCTATGCAAATCATAGTAGAAAACACCAGTATAATGTTCATCTTGTTCTTTTGTCCAAGTTTTATAGTTTGTTTCGTCCATGATTTCATTAACCATTTCAGAATGTTCATTTAAGTTTGTAACAAGAATATCAAGAGCTTTTACAGAGGACTTATGAAATTTTGCTGTGAACTCATACGCTTTAGCAATCTCTTGAAGCATACTGAATAAGTCCATGTATTGTGCTTCAGTATAGGCATGCACTTGGCTTTCATCTTTTGGAAAATGTTCGTCTACTTTTTCATCATGTAATTTCAAAGTGTCGTTAAGCAATTCAATTTGGTTTTTAAGTTTCATTTTTTAGTTCCTCTTTCTTTCTTACGCTTGCATTCCTGTTAATTTGTTCAAATATTTTGTTTTTCGGTCGATGTGGTACTCTAAATTGTTGCCCCAACGTGTTTGTAACGAAAGTTTTAAGCATTCAATGATGTAACTTTTAAGCGTTCCGTTTGTGTTGACATCTTCTAAAGTGTAAAAATATTTTCCTTGCGTTCCCTCACTTGCGTTATATTCATTAAGTTCAAAGATTTCATTTTCAGCAAATGCTTCGAGTTCTTCTTTTTTTAAGTTATTAAAGCCACTAGAGAAACGGATAAAATTCAATGTATTTTCATTAATCATAATAGTTACCTCTTAATTTTATAATATTTGTGTTGTCTGTGATTGTATTGGCATAAATATAATGCTCGTCGCTCAAGAGTTCTACTGCCCTATATAAGCTATTTTCTGTTTCTGCGGTACAAATTACCATAAGTTCAACTTCAAGCGTCCTAAACGACTGATAAATGCTTGCATTGTTGCTTACTTGACTAACAATAGGGTGTATTTCAGCAAACATCACGCCAGTTGGTTCTCTTTCATAGTCTAGACTGACCGTGAAGCCTAACTCTTCAAGAAGCTCTTTGATGTCTAGCTTTTTATTTTGTAAATTAATCATTTTTGTTCCTCTTTGTAAGTATCTAACAACCATTTAACACGATTAGAGAACCAGTCTTTGCGTCCTTTGCTACTAAAGTATTCAATATTTTGGACATTTTGGTTTTTAATAAAGTTGAATAACGCTTCTTCATCAAAAGAAATTGTACCACTATAAAAGATAAAATCAAGACTTTCAACGATTTTATCAGCAAGATTGGCTTTTTTAGCGAACTTTTCAGCCTTACGAATTTTAGGGCTATTGACTTCGGTATTACGTACCAAACGCAAGAAGTAAGACTGTTCAGCTAGCATATTTAGCTTTCCTAGCGTGTTAATAATAATCATATCAGCAACTTCACGGTTAATCACTTCGTCTTTTTCGAGGTTTAGACCGTATTTTTTGTTTGTGTTACGCTGATAGTTGTTAATGTGTTGTTTTACCTCTAGCATATCATGAATAAGTTCCAAAGTGATGATATGTGTATTTTTTAAAAAAGTGAGTTTTTCTTTACTGATTTTCATAATTTGTATGTATTCCTTTCGATTAATTCCATTAAGTTAGTAAAATCAACGGCAAACAGAGGGGGAACAAGTTCTCTCACAAGTTCCTTTGCTTCCTCTATTCGTCCTTGTAGACTTAATTTGTCTACTTCATCAAGTATCATCTCATAGTCATATCCCATTCCTGAACTCCTTTAGAATGGTAATTGGTCATCAGGGATATCAGTAGGAGAAGCACCACCGAACAAGTCAACCGTATTCGGAGCCATTCCACCATGTGGGTCGTCATATACGCTTCCACTGTTATCACGGTTTAGGTTGAATTCTGGTGTAACTTTAGCAAATGAAGCGTTGTAATAAGTTTTGTCGCCTTTAGTTTCGGCTTTAATTTGGTCAATAAACACAGTTACGATGTCGCCATAATTTACGCTATCAGGAAGCCAAATACCTCCGATATAATGCTCAAATGGATATGCTTTGAATGACAGAACTTTTTTAGTTCCTTTAGCAGTTTCAACTTCTTTTGTGTTAATTTCGTTTACTTTCAAAGTTTCGATGATTTTCATTTTTTAGTTCCTCTTTCTTTATTTGATAGTTTAATTATAACGTAGTTTATTTCTTTTGTCAAGTATTAAGCATTCATATTTACTTTTCCTTGTTTGCAAAGCTCGTTTGCACGATCACTTGACATCTCTTTGTTTGCTACTTTCTTTTTCAAGTCACTCAAATTATACTGGTAGTTTGGTTTTGGTCGTGCTTTAGGTTGTGTTACATTATTTTGCCCTTTGTTTGTGCTATCTGCGTCTTTTGTATCATCTAATTTCAACGCTTGACCGTAGGCATATTTGCTTGCGTATGATTGACTAGCCCCAGTCGCTTGAGCTTTGTCCATTCCTTTCTTGTTGATGTCAATGACTGCCCAACCGTCACCGCTTGTAATGTCGTTAGGGTTATCAGGGTCAAAAATATCAACATGGACATGTAACATCAGTTCGTTGTTCATTTCTAGCATTTCTGTACTAGCTTTTTCCATTAGTCCATACTGTAATAACAAAGGTTTCAAAGCTGTTTGAATATCCTCGTTATTTCTGAAATTGTACTTTCCGAAGCTGTTGTATTGACTTTTTGGTACTTCGATTTCATTGATTAGTTTTAGAACTTTACTTTCCATTATAGGCTCACTCCTTTGTTAATATGTTTTTTGTACATTTTCCATAGCCATTTAAAGAGCCCTCTGATGTATCTACCAAGTTCTTCAGCTACATTTTCAACGGCTTTAAACACAAGCCAAATAAATATAATTGTTAAAAGTAAAGTCAACATTTTTTTATTCCTCCAATGTATTCATGTATTTGTTTTAATTGTTCTTTGCTATCTTTTTGCGTGTATTTTCCTTTCCTGCCTGTTTTTGTTTTCTTTTCAGTAGGTGGAAAACCTTTTGCGTTGAAATACTGTCTTGCATACTCAAAGAACGTTAGTGCATTAGTGTAATTGTGTTCCCCTAACATTTTATGATATTGTAGACTAGTTTCACGCCATTTATTGAATTCGTTCCAGTTCAGAACCATAATTTACCTCTTTAATAAACCAACCACTTCCGTTCAAAGGCTTGTCTTTATTCAGCCATAACTTTAAATAGCTTTCTGTAACACCGAAGTGTTTCGCCATATCCTTAAAAGTTTTAAACCATAAGAATTTATGACGATTTAAAGCACAATATTTATACATGTTTCGCTTCCTCTCTTTTTCTAATTTCTTCTAGTTCTGCTTTTCTGCCTTTAAACTCCTCAAAGATTGATTTTTGAAGTGCTACCCAATCTTCTGCCTCTGAACGTTCAAAGCCCATTTTGACAGCCATGTTAATATAATCATTATATTTTCCCATGTCTTTCTCGTATGGTTCGTTTGGCTTCTTTCCTGCCCTTACAATATACTTCAAGGCGTTTGTTAAAGCGAAGCCTTGTCCAGTTGTGAAGTTATATTGCCAAAATTTTAAGTCCCATTCACTTCCCCAAATTAGAAACTCTTCTAATTGAATGCCGTATTTATTTGCGTAATATTCTTGTGCCATTATCTTTTAACCTCCAAAATTTTCTTTCCGTTTTCATCAAATACAACTGCTATTGCAATCGTTGTTGTTTCTTCCATATCTTCTCTAATACATTCTACTGCGGTTCTTAATTTTTTGACTTCATAAGTCCAACTGTCTGAACCGTCCTCTAAAATGTAAATCACTTTAATCATTTTTGTTACCTCTCTTAACTTGATGACTTAATTATATCGAATTCTTTTAGCTATGTCAATTACCATTTTGTTTCAATTCCATGTAATTTTTGTAACATTCTTCTGAACAGAACAATTTTTTAGCATTGCATTGTTTGCCACACGCTTGGCACGTTCCACCCTCTGCGATAAAATGAACGTTTTGAACTCCCCATTCATCACACCAAAATTCTAATGTGTTGTTCGCTTGTTGTTCCTCCATGCCTAGATTGTCAACCATATATTTAAAACACAGTGATAACTTAGCTTCAAACTTGCTTAGATGTTCTTGCATGAAGTCGTAAACTTCTGTGACATCGGCTTTTGACTTTCTGAACTCCTCTAATTGTTCTAGGTCTGTTAATCGTGGTGGATATTCTCTCTTAGTTCCGTCATCATAATAATATACTACTTTTTCAATTGCCATTATTTGATACCTCTTTCTTTGATTTTGTTCGCTACTACTTTGTAGTACATTCTTGTTTCATTGATAAATGTGTCGTCTACTTTGCTTTCTTTTTGGCGTTTCCCTTTTTCTTCTAGGCTATTTAATAACTTAACAAGACCTTTTGCACTAAAGTTTTCAATGAAGCGTGTTACTTCTTCTTTTTTGTCTGCTTTAATGCCTGTTAAACGCTCATAGAGAACGATTAAGACACCAAGCATAGAAATATCTTCCATTTGTTTATAATAGCTATAAACGCTATTTAATAGCCCTATAAGCATATCCTTTTCAATATCTGTTACTGGTTCTTTTTGTTGAAGTCTTAGGACTACTTTATTAAGTGTTTCAAGTGCAATTTTCATTTTTTGTTACCTCTCTTAACTTGATGACTTAATTATACAAAAGAAAAACCGCAATGTCAAAGACAAAGCGATTAATCGTTGATTTCTTTTAGTTTTCCATTTTGTTGCAAAGCTGTTAAAAGACTTTCTGCGTCGTTTTTTGTTTCCTCGTATTCTTCCCCCTCTTTTTGTTCTTCTTCTAATATCTCTTTCGGTTTGTTTCCTGTGGGGTCTATAATTTGAAATTGTTCCCCTACATAGCCAAGACATACCTCTTTGTCATAAGCGTAATTGCGTGCCTCAACAGTCAAAATTGAATATTTGCTATTCTTTCCCATTTTAGGACTTAAACATAAACAGAATTCAAACCATGCACCAATTGCTGAACTACCTAAAGCGTGAGTGCTCCGAACTCTAAAACTTTTTTCTTCTAGCGATTGATTGTTTGTGTCTTTTCGAGCATGTGCAATTAAAAGGAACGTTACATCATTCAGTAGTAATTTCAAGCGTGTTATGTTGTTCAGCACGTCATTCATACTTGACATGTCATTTAGTGTATTTCTGTCTGTCAACATGTCTTTTAAGTTGTCCAAAATAACAAACTTGATGTTGTTTTCTTTGATGAACTTATAAAGTCCATTCATGTGGTCCTTATTGTCTAACTTAAATATCCCCCCTGTAATGAAATGCAAGTTATCAGGAACATCGTTATAAGCCTTTAACCGTTGATGTAAAACAAAGTCAGTATCTTCATTGTCAATAATAAGCACGTTCGCTTGTTTAGTTTTAAAATAGCCAAAGGGAATACCTTTAGCTACGCTTAAAGCCATTTGTAAAGTTGTGGAACTCTTAAAAGACTTTTGCGGTGCAATTGTTAAACCTGCCTGTCCTCGTGGTATTAAGTATTCTATCAACCATTCGTTACCACCTTTAAAATCTTCTTTTTCTTGTAACTCCTTAGCTGTTATAACACGTTCAAACAAATCTTGCATTTTAGTAAACCTCTTTTACTTTATAGTCAATAAAAATGATATTTTTATCATGTAGGGGTTTAACATAACTTTTAAATTCATAATCAGGGTAAATGTTTTTTAATCTAACTAGCCAATAACTAGCCCTTTTAGTTTGCCATTTAAAATTCTTTGCTTTTTTGATATCTTTGTTAATTGCTTTTAAATCATCAATAATTGTCAATTGAAAAACCTCCATAGTGTAATAATAAGACCGATTATAAGTAAATAGTAAACTATAAAAATAAAAATTTCTAAAACCATCAATCTTTATGTCCTCCTTTTATTAAGTCAACTAAACCTAAGATAAAGTTACCTAGGCAACATAAGAACCAAACAACGGAAAGAGAATGGTCCGCGCTTGCAACAATTCCAAACATAGCTGACATTATCCAATAAACAATAAACATATTTAAACCTCTTTCTTTTTATCTATGCTTTAATTATAGCCGAAGTTATATTACAATTCAAGCTATCAAATATTTCTTTTTAGTTACTTTATTTTAGGTAATAGTTGCCCTTGCCTTTTTGGTTAAGCCCCTAGCCCCTAACGTGTCTTGTTATCCCATCAACCTAAAGAACAAGTAAACAAATTTCATTCTTGTTATATAATAGGTCTGTCAGACTTCCAAGCGTCACGGAGTGTTTTAGTTCACGACACTCATGGAACTCACAAGATTTCATTTAATGCTAACCTCTAGCTTTTTTGTATGTTATTTCAATTTTCAATTAGTCGTCCTTTTTAGCAACCATAGACAACTCAAGGCAAATCTTGCAAAGACTTTCGATAATTACTAACCTATTCGGTCTAGTGTTCTCTACTACTAAACTGTTAACAAGTCATCAGCTAACAGTCGTTAAATTTTTATATATTTATTATAACATACGATTTTTCAAAATCAAGTAAAAAAATCAGGGTCAAAAATACAAGAATGGCTCAACCACGCTGATAGTTAGTATTATATTATTTTTTGGTTACAAATTATTTAATTAAATTGTAAACTATCTAAATCTTTTGTAGGTACAATAAAAGTCATAACTAAAAATGGGTATGCTATAATAATACCATAATCAATGAGGGAGGTAAAAGCATGGCAGAAAAAAACATCTATTTTGTTAATGATGAAGTAGAACTAAAACAAGTGTTAGAGTTTATTTCTAAAACTGACTACGGTGTCAACATTGACAAAAGTCAAGAAGATGTTTATGCGGTCGTGACTTCTTATAGCCTACCTATTTAAGAGGATAGAAATGAAGAAAATTTTAGCTATTGATTTTAGCACAGCTAGTAAGAAAGATGAGGGTACAGGGTACGCTTTTAGAAAAGACGGTCAAGTTTATGTCGGTTCTATTAAAGCATATAACCCTAAAAAGACCGCTTGGGAACGTACCTTTGACATTGTAAACGCAATTAAAGATATTATTGATGAGTTTGATTTGAAAGGTTATCATCTAGCTATTGAAACTCCTATTATGGGTAGAAATCGAAAACACAGTATTACATTGGCTAATTGTAACGGTTATTTTATCGGTGCTATTGACGGTTTAGTAAATGGCTATACTTTTATTGATAACTCTAAATGGTGTGCCTATCATCTTATTTCAGGCAAACGAGAACAACGCAAAGAAGAAAGTCTTGAACTTTTAAAGGCTACTGGCTTAGTTGATTCTGATTGCAAAGATGACAACATCGCAGACGCTTATAACATCTTAACATATTGTGAATACTTGGGTTAATTGTTCCCTTATAAAAAAACAATAATCAAAAATGGAGGTGGTAAAAATCAAGATATCACAAAACGGTTTGAACTTGATTAAAGAGTTCGAGGGTTGCCGATTGACTGCTTATAAACCAGTACCGTGGGAACAAATGTACACAATCGGTTGGGGACATTATGGAGTAACAGCAGACACAACTTGGACACAATCGCAGGCAGATAGTCAGCTAGAAATTGACATCAATAATAAGTATGCACCTATGGTTGACGCTTATGTAAAAGGCAAAGCAAATCAAAATGAGTTTGACGCTTTGGTTTCATTGGCTTATAATTGCGGTAATGTTTTCGTTGCTGACGGTTGGGCAGAGTTCAGTCATGCCTATTGTGCTTCAATGATACCGAAGTATCGTAATGCAGGCGGTCAAGTGTTACAAGGTTTAGTACGACGCAGACAAGCAGAACTTGACTTATTTAATAAACTAGTTACTGGAACTTCAAACCAAAATAATCAAACAGGAGGAATGATTAAAATGTACCTTATTCAAGGACTAGACAATTCAGGCAAAGTTAAACATTGGTATGTTTCGGACGGTGTAAGTGTTCGCCATATTCGAACAGTGCGTATGTTGGAAAATTATCAAAACAAATGGGCTAAACTTAATTTGCCAGTTGACACAATGTTTATTGCAGAAATCGAAAAAGAGTTTGGACGCAAAATTGACATGGCTTCAGGAGAAGTAAAATAGGAGGAGTAAATGAGCTTATTCAATCTCTCACGCAGAGCTGAAGATGTGAGCTTTTCAACTTTCACGGTCCAAGACCCTACAACTGATTTGTTACTAGGTAAACTCTTGGGCTTAGTTTCCTATTTTGATAATGTTGATTATTCAGAAGCGTCCAAACTTGAGGACTTATTCTTTTGGGCTTTACAAGGTCAAGAAGTTTATCGTGTTTTGTATGGTGGTTTCAAGTATTACGCTCAAAGAGTGAACGCAGACCAGTTTAACATTTTAGTTAGAGAACCGAACCGCAGACAGGTCACTATTAGAACAAGCAATTATGAAATGTTGCTAAACCCTTTCTATGGTGCTAACCCACAACGGTTTGGTGTAATGTTCGGAATGGCTAGTAATGGAATTGGTAGACGACTTGACTCTCAAGCTCAAATCAAAATCTATTGGAAAACTAAAGTTTCTAGTGGTTTGAAAGAAGTTTGGGAAAGAATTCGTGAACGTCTAACACAACAGCAACAACTTGCAAGAGAGTTCAACGGTGTGTCCGTTATTGGTTCAGATGACGATATCAAACAGATTCAGCCAGATTACAGCGGTTCGCTACAAAATGACGCAAATCTTGCAATCGAGGTTGCTTTGAGTGAGTACGGTATGCCAAGAGAATTGCTTTATGGACAAAGTAATGAAGTTACTATTATCGCTTTCGCAATTCAAAAAGTGTTACCACTATTAAAACAACACGATAAGAACATAATTTTCAATCAAGAGAATTTTGTGGCTTATATATCAACAACCGCCAAAGGAGGAAATATTGAAAGTAAAAGCAGTTCGAGGGATAGCGAACCCCTTGGGAACGATTGATTCACACGGTACTGTTATTGAGTCCATTGCCAACGCAGGCGACGGAGTAGATATCTTAAACCGTCATAGAGAAAAAATCGGTTCAGGGTTCGTACATCTTGAGGGGGACAATGTAATCTTGACAGGTTACGTTGACGAAGAACAATACACGGCTGAAAAGATTGAGGAAACAGGGCTTTCAGTTGGTTTTAATGCTAACGGTGTAAAAGCTCGTGAAATTGACGGAGTAGGTTATTACAAAGATGTTACAATTACGGAGGTGTCACTAACTCCATTACCAAGTAATAAAGGTGCTAAAGTGACAAAAGTACGAGAAGAAGAAAAAGGAGAACAAAAACAAATGGGTGCAAACGAAACACAAGAAATCATGAAGCAAGCAATCGAAGCAGGTGTAAAAGTTCGAGAACTTGAAGCTAAAGTAGAAGAACTTAATAAAGAACGTGAAGAACTCAAAAAGGAACGTGAAGCGTCTATTCCTAGCGAAAAACCTCAAGACGTAGAGCGTAAATTTATGCGTGAACTTGGGGACAAAATGGCTGAAATGCCAGAACAAGGTTTCTTGCGTGAATTTTCTAATGGTTCAGATTTGAATGTCGTCAACTCTCTTGGGTCTATCACTTCAAAATATGCTCGTAAGTCAGGTATCTATGACGGTGCTATGAAAGCACGCTTCCAAGGTTTGACACTTGCAGAGGACGGTGTAGATGATACTTTCTTACAAGGTACTTTCAAAGCAGGTACAGACAAAAACAAAGCTCAAACAGCTACAAAACGTTCACTACGTCCACAAATGGCTGAAGCATACTTGCAAATGGATAAAGCAACTGTGCGTGGTGTAAACGATTCAGGTGCGTTGTCTGAATATGTAATGTCTGAAATGGTAAACCGTGTTATTCAAAAAGTGGAATACAACATGATTCTTGGTTCTGCTGACGGTTCTAACGGTTTCTATGGTTTGAAAACTGCCACAGACGGTTGGACAAAACAAATTGAATATACAGACTTGTTTGAGGGTATTACTGACGCAGTTGCTGAATGCTCAATTTCTGACGCAATCACAATCGTTATGAGTCCACAAACTTTTGCAGAGTTGCGTAAAGCTAAAGGAACAGACGGACACTCACGATTCAACGAGTTGGCGACAAAAGCTCAAATTGCTCAATCGTTTGGGGCAGTTAATCTTGAAACACGTGTCTGGATGCCTAAAGACGAAGTAGCGGTATACAATCACGACGAGTACGTACTTATCGGAGATTTGAACATGGAAAACTACAACGACTTTGACTTACGTTATAACGTTGAACAATGGTTGTCTGAAACTCTTGTTGGTGGTTCTATCCGTGGTAAAAACCGTTCAGCATACCTAAAAAAAAAGGGTAGTTTAGGTGTCTAAATAAGAAAGGGAGTGAATAATGGCTGAATTTAATATTACAGACCGTTATGCTCAACAAATCGAGAATGTGATAAATGGGGGGGAGATTGGCGATAAGTTCCCTCTCTTGTCACGTATCCCGAAAGTTGGTGCTGATTTGTTGCAGTCGGTCAATCTAACAGGCTTTCCTGAAGCTAAAGAGCAAGGACAAACAGGTAGCGTGTTAAGCGTAAATGAAGAAACTTATAAAATTCTTACCCCTCGTGGTTTTGGTTTTGGTATTAATCTTTCTGATTCAGGGAATTTAACTGCTGACGGTGTACAAAGTGCATTGAACACAGTACTATATACTTTATATCAAACAATCGAAAGCCATTTAATTTGGGGTGGAGTTCATAGCTCAATCGCTTCAAGTTCAATCGTTGGGGCGGTTAAACAGAAAGCAAGTGCAGATAAATTTTCACAGTCAGGAGATGATGTTCTTCTTGTAAAAGAAAATGATTTCACACCAGTTGTTAATGGAGTAACTAAAATTGAAACTTTGAGTTTTAAGCACTATAATGACGGAGGGGATAACACTTTTGGCAAGGTGCTTATTAACCCTTACAAGGGCATTCTAGTAGGGGACTTAGTACCAGAATTTAAAGTAACTAAAGATGTTCGCCACAATAAAGTGCAAGTATATGGTACTATTTGCGTTTGCGGTGGTTTCCTTAATGACGGTGCTATTAAAGTTTGGAAGTAGTAGGAGGAAAAAATAAATGGCATATACATCAAAAAATGAATTAACTCACGGTCTAGGGTATGGGGTAGTATTCACAGACCCTACAGGGGTAAAAGCAGGCATTCCAATCGCAGGCTTGCGTGCTATTGAAGCAGAGAACAACCAAGAAAACACAAACTTCTATGCAGGGTTTAACGCTCCTTATCGTACAATCGCAGGGTCTAAAAACACACAGATTACAGTTAAATCTTATGATTTACCTGACGAGTTCGCTATTCATGCTTTAGGGTTTGGAATACTTAATATGTTCTTGTTTGATGACGTGGCTAGTTACAAACCTTATGGTTTTGCTTATGCTGAACGTTATCGCGACGACACCGGAACAGGATATAAAGCAACATTCTATCCAAGTGTTCAAGCTACAACGCCAAGTGACACGGCTGAAGCGGACGAAGAAAGTCCAACAGGTAAAGAATACGAACACACAGCAACTGTGACAACTAGTAATTTTGAACTTGCTGGAAAAAAACGCTCGGTTATTAAGTTTAAAGTGTCTGACGCAGACCTAACAACTGGAACAAAAGGTCGTGCCTTAGCTTTCAAAAAGTTGTTTACAGACCTTAAACCGCTCACGGCTACTGATATCAAAGAGTGATTTTTAAGGGTGGAGGGCTTGGAATTAATAGTTCCCACTCTTTTATTTTAATTTATAAGGAGATACACAGATGAAGAAAGAAGAATTTAAATTTGATTTTAAAGCATTAGAACGTATGGAAGATAATGGCATTTACTTTGGAGATTTGAACGAACGCGATTATCACAGTTTAGCATTGTTCTTTTGGGCTTGCGCGCCACAATATACACTTGACGAAATTCTTGGGGCTTTAATTGGTGGTTTGTTACCTGTTACTGTTGCCGAACTTATGGAACAACTGGTAGACGAAACAAAAAAAGCAATAGCACTAGCAGAGAAGAAATAAGGGACGACGCAAGAATTACAACACTTGCAATTGTTAGTGCTATGACTGCTTTTAGAGTTCCTTATGAAGTATATAGCCATAGACCTTTAGGGTGGACACTCAAATTAATTTCAGCGTTGACACCTAAAGAGAAGAAGAAAACAACCGCAGAAGAATTAAACAAAGCGGAACATGTGGAGGTAAAATTATGGCAACCACCAAGCAAGTCACAGGACTAGAAAAGTTCACAGAGAAACAACTGAAAAAAGTTTGGTTAGAAATGGCTGACGCTTTCAACTCTAATCAGAACACAGTAAAACGCAGTTATAAAAGTTCATTAGGTGGCGACTTTTCAGGGTATCGTGCAAAATTTGACACTAGTAAAATCACTAAACAAGTTACTAGGTCGTACGGTTCTCTTAAAAGTGGTAACATTGGTATTATAAACGGTTTTAGAGATAAAGAAGAAAGTTGGAGAATGCTAAACGTCTTACTTCATGACCGCCACTTACACCAAAGATACGGACAAACGCTAGTTAAAGCTACTCACGAAATGGACGACAAAACAAAAACTATTAAGCGTAAGTTAAGGAGTATAACAAACAATGGCTAAAGAAAAATATGTCATTCAGGCAGAACTTGACACTAAAGGGGTTCTAAGTAGTGCTAGGGAAGCACAAAGAGAAATTAATAATATCGGTCGCCTAGCTAAAGAAACGAACAAGAACGCTCAAATAACAGGTTCTGTGACTATGAAAGACAAAGGTATTAAAGAAACTCAAAGAGCTTTAAACCTTGCTAAACAGAACGTTGATAATTTAACAAAGGCACTTGCAAATGCTAAGATGTCAGGTGCTACACAAAAACAAGTACAGGCATTAGAAAGCCAGTTGATAAAGGCACAAACTCAAGCGACTAGACTAAGCACAGAACTTTCAAAGATTGATTCGAACAAGAAGTTCAGCTTTTCAGGTGCGTTTGATAGCGTCAAAAGTTACGGTTCTAACATGCTTTCAACTTTCTCAAAAATTGGGAACGTTATAGGCGGAGTTAATGCAGGAATTGGGCTAGTTACTGGTGCAGTTTCAAAGGCTACTGACTTGGTTGGTGGTTTTGCAAACAACTTAATGGACACGTATGATAAGCAAGTTCAGGCACAGAAAACACTTAGCACAACTCTTTCAGACGGTTCTAAAGGTTATGAACAATTTAACAGCCACATTGACAAAGGTAGTTCACTCCTAAAGTCACAAAAGAATGACTTGAATGAATTAGGGGCCACTATCTCTAGTTACATGAAAGTAAGCGGAGATGAAGCTTATAAGACTGTTAATGCCATTAATGCCGTAGGAGATAGCCTAGGTCTAGGAATGGACACACAAAAGCAATTTACTTATGGTTTAGCTCAAGCGTTGGGTTCTGGGACATTACATGCTCAAGATTTCAACCAAATGATGCAATCGGCACTTGGTGCACAGTTCCGTGATATGCTTATTCAGGCAGCGAACGAAATGCAAAACGTAGGAATGACAGCTGAACAATTGCCTGACGCTTTAAAAAAAGGTAAAGTAGAAGCAGACTTGTTAGCAAACACTTTCGGCGATAATTGGGCAAGTAAAATGGCAAAAGCTCAAACAGCGCTAAAAGGTATTGAGGTTTCTACTGGTGGCGTGAAACGTATGCTGAAAGACGGTCAATTGAGCGTACAAGATTTTACCAATGTGTTCGGAGAAGGTTTCACAAGTACGTTGCTTAATGCCATGAACGCAACAAGTAATGGTGCCGTTACCATGGAAAACTTCAAGCAAAAAATGGAAGACGGAGTTTTCAGCACAGAAGTAATGAACCGTGCCATTGAATTGTTCCAACAAAAAGGGGAGCAATTGGCGTCAAGCGGTCCTAGTACTTGGGGACAAATTAGAGAGATGATTTCTAACGGTTTCAATACAAGTGCTTTGGACAGTTTCCGTAAAGGTTTAGGCGATACAGGCATAGACATGGGTAACCTAGGAAACAACGCCACAACAATGGCAAGCACTATCGGAAGCCAGTTAGGTCAAATGGCAGGTAAAGCGGTTGGGGCATTAACGCAAATCATTGACAAGAACCATGATGGTAAAGTTTCACAAGATGAAATGAAAGACGCAGTTAATGACGCAAAAAACGCAGTTAATAACTTCTTTAACAAAATCAACTATACTTCTATCGGTAGTTTCTTAGGTAAACTTGGTTCAGCTATAAGTGAATTAAGAGATTTGTACAATTGGGCAAATAACGCTTATAGTGCAGTACAAAACGTTTTGAGTGCTTCAAGAAATATCGGTGGTAAAACAGGCTTAATTGGTAAAGCGTTAGGTTTTAACTCTTCAAGAGGTTGGTCAGGCGGTTGGACTGGTTGGCTTCGGAATAATATAGAACCTCTTGGGATTAAAGAACCTACAACTCTAGGTCAAAAAATTCTAGGTTCAAGAAACGGTCAAATTCCTCTAGACTTGCAATTTTTCGCAGGTGGTAGGGAAGCAATCAGCAGAGCTGTGAATGCGGTCCAACCTTATGCACGAGCAACCAAAGGAACAACGGCAACACCAAGTATTGGAACACAAGACAACTCTAAACAAGACATCAAAATTTACGTACAATCAAGTGCGGACGGTCGTAGAATTGCGAACGAAATTTATAACAAACTGGAAAGAAATGGGGTTAAATTGAACAAGCGTTGATTTATACTAAAAGTAAGCTATACAATGACCCTAGGTGGATAAAAAAGGCACGTGAAGAAAAGAACAGGGTAGGACATTGTGAGAAGTGTTGGAGTACAGAACACTTAATTTGTCATCACGTTATTCCCTTACAATGGCAAAATGATATGTTAGAAGTCAATAACTTTGACAAAGAAGTGATAAACGTACCTACCGAAGTTCTTTGCCATAAATGCCACCAAGGAATGGAAAGAAGTGGTGATTTGATTGACTATGCTAGAATTATAGCGGAGGGCTTAATATAAGGAGATATAAAAAATGAGTTTAATTCAAGACTGGATAGGACAAGAGAAAGATAATGGCGAAATGATTAAGCTACTAAAGAAAAAAGTGGCTAAAATCGAGCATGAAATAGACTACAACAAGGCAGAGAAAATTTTTAACTTCATTGAGGAGTTTATGACTTTGCCTAATAACGAACGCTTTAAAATCATACCATATCACAAGGCGGTGCTTACTTTGATGTATTGCACTCCTTACCAAATTGATGAATTTGTTGTTATTGTAGGACGTTCAAACGCTAAATCTATTCTTGATGTTATGATAGCCTTAATTGAACTCTTTTTGTTTCCTAAGCCTAATAGTGTTATAGCTTTAATGGCTACCAAAAAGGACCAAGCAGAAAAAATCTTGATGAAGCATTTTAGAGCTATGGGAAACTGTCAAGGTACTATCATCAATAAGTTTAAAAACCAGTTCAAACTGAACAAAGAACAGATACTTGTAAAAGAAAATTCAATTCTAAAAAGCAAAGGTACAGAGATTTCTATCTATGCTAGTAACGAGGACACTCTAGACGGTGGACGTGAACAACTTGTTATCATAGATGAGTTTGGTGCGTTTAAAAAGAACCCTCTTATCACTATTAGACAGGGGCTAAGAAAAAATAAGGGTACGCTTTTTATTTCAACCACAAACAACGTTATTCGTGGCGGTGCTTATGATGATGAGCTTGAAAGTTGGAAAGAATGGGTAAAAGACGATGACTTCAGCCATTGGGTATTCTATTATGCTTTGGACGATTATGACGAAGTAAAAGACAGTTCTAAGTACATTAAAGCAAACCCAGCCTTAGGCTATACTTTAAGTCTTGAGGACATTCAAAAGGACTTCATTGGTGCAATTGGTAACCCTGTAAAAATGGCTAAGATTATCACTAAACGCTTTAACTTATCAATGACTGATAGCACTACAATCTTTAGTAAGCAATTAGTTGATAAGTGTCTAGTACCGCCATTAGACTTTGAGGGTCGTTTAGTTGCTATTGGTTCAGACTTTTCAGTTCGTGGCGATGTTTGGGGTACTGTGATAGGTTACAGAGAAAACGGACACTATTATTTTAAAGCTATTCCTATCATGCCAGAGAGTGCAGATGACAAATTTAAGCACTTAGGGGAAACAATAACACACGAGGGTGTCAATAACATGTCGGACGAAGCATGGGACGCTTTTATGAGTGCTATGAATGGTAGTGTTCCGATTGCGTTGAATTATGACCCTAACTATGCCAAGAATTTCATTGATAAATTTGAACAAACTTATGACATTGAATTTTATAACAAAGTAATGCAAAACAGTTTTAAGCTATCTAATACCCTAGAAGCCACTCAAAAGCTAATGGAGGAGGGGAAAATACATTTTGATAGTAAACTACTAGCGGTGCATTTAATGAACGCAGAAACGAAAATAAACGATTTTGGGCTTATGCGTATTATTAAAAAGGGCTATACAGATAAGATTGATTTGGCTGACGCTTTAATTAACTTGATGTGGTGGTTCTTAGAAAGCGAAGAAAGTGAGGATTATTTTATTTAATGGCTATGACAGAAGAAGAAAACAAAAAAATGCTAGAAGCATTAAAAACTCTAGCTTTTGGAGGAAAAGAAACAAAGACGGTTATTCAATATAAAAACAACGCAAACGGGCGGAAGACAGAAACAGGGCGGACAGTTACCGAAGTCAATAAATTGCCAGACCGTTCGGCATTGTTGAAACTAATGGAAATCGAGGGGGTTTATATTGACGCAAATGTAAAGCTAAAACAACAAAAAGTGGACGAAGTAAGCACAGAAAAAGAGCTAGTAGACTTAGTGGAGGGCTTAGCAATTGAATAAAGCATATACTTGGAACGAAAAAACAGGGCTAGACTTTTGCAAAGAGTTGCCACAATGGAACTTGTTGACACGTTCAAACCTTAGATTTTTAACAGGAGATGCATCGGAGGACCCAGACAAGTTTGACCCTAACCATTACTTTAAACTTAACGCTTTAAGCGAAGTAGATAGAACTAGTCAATTCCCTAGCGATTGGCACAGACCTTATAGTTTAGGTATTAGACTTTATAACCCTAAAAATGCTAGTGGCAAATGGGGGTGGACTTATTTAACAAATTGGGAAAAATTACCAGTAAAACCAAACCTCACACAAGGCAAAAAAATAGGCGTGTCAATTCGTTTAACTAACTTTGGTAGAAAACCATTAGACTTTAATTTAAAACTCTTATATGGTAATTCTGTGACTTCTGTTGGTACTTATACAGTTGAACCTTGGCAATACGTTTTTGTTAGTGAATTAGTTACGCTACAAAAAACAGAAACAGTTAAAAAGCTAGGTTTGAGCGTTGAGTTGAATAGCACAGGACAAGAAGAACAAATCGGCTTGTTTTTTCCTAAAATTGAAATGAACAAGGTAACACCATACGTTACAACAGAAGAAGAGTATAACTATTTTAAAAGCCAAGATATGGCAGATTCAAGACCAGTTTATACTGGTTATTCTGAAACAGATAGTAACAACTTTAAAGATTACGTTTGGGGCGGACAGTTGAATGATGAAAGTTATGAACTTTTTGGCGGAGATACAAAACAGAATGCGGTATGGTGCTATTGTCGTCCTCTTAATCAACGTGTATTGATTGGAATTGATTCTGACACGTATACAAACGCAAGTGGTAGAACAGTTAATTTTCACGTTTTAAACGGAAACAAAAGCGTGTTTGACATGACAGGTAACACTTTATACCCTGAACAGTTTCAAGACTTTAGACAAGCGTTTGACGGAGTGGGGAACGATTGGGCAACAATACAAGAACCGTTGTATGTAGTAGACCAAAACACGGCAATTGACCCAGTAGCAGGAGAAATGGCGAACGTATGTATAGAGGGTTACCACTATAAACAAGCAAGTCAAGGTTATAGAGTTGATGAAATACCACGTTCAGCAATTTTAAATGTTGGTTACTCTTTAGGTTCTTACTACGTGAATGAAGATTCTGTAAAAGAAGTTGACGTAATGCGTAACAGGGTTGGTATAACACCTCCGCAAGTGTTTGGAGAACCAAGTTATAGCAGTATGAACGACTGGATGACTACATACGGACTACCAAACGGACTAATCATGCGACCTTGGAGGGTTAGAATGGTAGATACAGAAACGAACTTGACTAAAATCAAGGGTATTTCAATCGGTTGGAATGTTTCTCTGTTCCAAAAATATCTAGCAACAGACCACATGAGTGAGGACTGGTTCAGAGGTTATGACAACAAGCGTACTAAGGCAATACCAGACCGTGTTCTATTCATCAATGACAAACAAAAAAGAGCATGGCTTTATAAGTACAACCCTACAAAAAGAGCTTGGGAACGTTCGGTAGAATACACAATTCCAGCAAGTGGAACGGCACACTTGAAAAATTGGACTATTGTACCAAAGGACGGTGCTATGAATGGGCATATAGTTTTCACAGACAAAACTAACGCTGAAATGCTTCAAAACATTCGCCCTAACTGGTTAGACTATGACGAGTTCACTCCTAAAGTGCAGTATGATGAAGTTAAGTATAACCCTCAAATGTTTACTAACTTGTACAACACACGCTATCAATGGTGGGGAATTAAAGACGAAAACCCACAAAATCAGTCTTATGGCCCTTGTGTTCCGTATGAAATGGACTTTATGACAGGACTTTGTAAATTAGAAAGGATATACGAGTAAAATGTTTTCATGGTTAAACTTTGAAGAGTTGCTAATTCATAACCCTATTGAGCTTATTAACCCTAGTAAGGACACGATAAGTGTGGCTATGAATAAAAAGCAATATATTGAATTTTTCAGTAATAAATACACTTATAACGGTCTATATTATGACGAAGAAATGGACTTCTGTCTGTTCTATTATGCTGACCCCTTACAGAGCTACAAAGAGGGAGATGTGTACGCTCAAGGGTATATAGATGTAGAAATGAAAATATACCGTGTAAAATGGTTGTGTAACGTTTCTATTAGTCGCTCTAACAAATGGAATGTTTCAAAGACTGAAATAGTAGTAAATAGCAAGGCTAAGACGATTACAACCGTTTTGAATGGTGCTTTAGCTAAATGCACAAAAGACAAAAGTATCACAGGTTGGCAAAATTTACCAACTAATGCAAATTATAATTATAGACAACCGCAGTATTCTTTAGACATCGGAGTAGATGACTTTATTATCAGCGGTTTCGGTTTGAGAGGTTTGAAAAATGGATAGTTATTTAAACGGAAGAAAAGTAGATGTATTAAACCCTTTAGACTTAATCGGAGTAGGTCGCCATAAGTTAGAAATACAAGTAGACAAGAAAAACTATTGGAACATGTTCAAGGAACAGATTATAGTACCAACACCACCTAACAACGGTGTAAAAAATTTATTTAGGGGTGGAGAGATTTTACCTAGTGAGGTGTATAACGACTGTCTCTTATACACATCTGACGCTGCCGACGAATAGC